TACTATCAAAGTACTGAAAAAACACGGGCCATTAGCTCAGTTGGCTAGAGCACCTGACTCTTAATCAGGGTGTCCAGGGTTCGAGTCCCTGATGGCCCACCATGTGATGCGTACGCAATACCGCCGCTTTAGGCGGTTTTTTTAGCGTCTGAATTATTCTTGTTTTAAAACTTATCCGCTTGGATTCTGGCAAATCAAGTAGAATTTATGTTACTTTTATGCTTCTTTTGACCGCAAAATTTTTAAGCGCATTGGGATAGTCCGGAAAGATCGTATGTTCCTTGATCCACTCCGGGCTATAGTGCGAGTAGTTGCCATCGGTGAGGCCTTTCAGGCTGTGACCACCTTGAAGATCGACGACGCGTCGGTCAAGGTTGACTTCTCGCATAAGCGTAAACCATGTGTGGCGCAGCTCACCGGGAAGCAGTGGCGGGACGCCTGGGTTACTTTGCGAAAAATCGGCAATGAATCTTTTATATCGGTTTCTCGACCATGCCCGAGGCCCCATGTAACCCTGGCGGCTTCGGTTTGACTTTGGCCGAAAAAGGAAGCCTTCTCGATGACAGTCAATCCGCCCAGCAAGATAAAAAAACGCATCGGGATCAAGGAAGATCGTGCGCATGGCGGTGGCGGTTTTCCCTGTGGTGTTGATCTGCGGATATCCGTCCGCGTCGGTGATCGTCCGGTGCAGGGCCAGGCTGCCTTGCGAAAAGTCAAAATCGCTGGCGGGGATGATGCCCATCATCTCGGATGGACGCAGCCCGGTGTGCAGCAAGATATAAGCCCCCAGACCGTCAGGGTGGCTTTTAGCATATTCAGAAAAGATGGCTGCTTGCTCAAGGGTATAGGCGTGTTTTTCGGTTGATGCTTTGCCACCTGAGACGCGATATGAGCGCACTGGGTTGTGGGGAAGGAGGCCATTGTCGCACGCCGCCTCCATGATCGCGCTGAAAACGTTCCTGACCTTTCGCCGCATGGATATGGAATAGTCACTGCCATCAGGCTTTTTGAAGGATGCGAAGAAGTGACGCACTTGTGTCGCCTTGATCGCCTGTATCGGTATTTTTCCGAATTTTTCGTTGATATGCTTGACGGCGAGCTCATAGCCGCCCATGCTGGCGGCGGAGACACCGGATGCAGCCGGATAGGCATCAAGCCAGGTACCGGCCCAGTCCCGAAAAGAGATGGGCTTTTCCTTAAAAGGGTTTTCTGCAAGAGTTTTGAGGAAGTCCTCGGCTTTTCCTTTGGCGATCCGCTTTGTCTTTCCATAAAAACTTTTTTGTTTGCGAATGCCATCAAGGTCCGTGTAGTTGAGCACGTATCTGTTGTTGCTGGCCATCGAAGTACCACCTTTCTGAATTTTGGGCATAAAAATGCCCGGGAATTTGAAAAAACCCGGGCGAGGTGGTACAATATCTTTGTCTGTAGGAGTACTGTATCGCACCCCGATCCGGTATCTCACACTACGCCTCGGCTCTGCAAAGCCGGGGCGTTTTTTTATTTTTTTTATTATATAAAGCAAAAGGCACCCACGCACAATTATATGCATGAATGCCTTTCAACCGTAATCAGTACGGTTTTCTCAGTATATATATTGTAGCAATGATGATAATAATTTTCAACCATAATTTTTAAAATATTACGTTTTTATTGGATAAGAATCAAATTTATTATACTCAATTTTATCCTTTGTGAAGTCTACAAGTTGTTCAAGATCGTCAATGTTTTTTACGCCTATCTGTGCACGCACATAATTAAAGGCTTGGACGTCTATATGCTTTTTTAAATTAAGGAGCATCTTTTGCAGTATCTCAATAAATTCCTTATATTCATCTCGAGGTAAATAGTATTTAAAATAAACAATCAAATCAAAAAGATTCTTTTCTTTATCGCGTTCGCGGCTGTAAGGTTTCGGGAGCTGATTAAAATACTTTTCGAGGATTCTATTTTTCGACCTGTTATTGGATGACTTAAAACAATAAATCCGTTCGTTATGCGCACAAGAATTTCTTATTCTCCTCATATGGTGAAGACTACCGATTAATAGTTTGACATTTGGTAACTCCTTGCTGTCGGTCATACCGTATAAATTACAGAGGGCATGCCGGACTTCTTTTTTGCTGTTTTGTATAACACCTATGAAAGTGGAAAAATTCACGGCCTTAATCATTATCCAAGTTGGAATGATTTCATGATTGTCCATATAAAATTGAATATATTCAAGCCTGCTACGACTAATTTCACTATAGGCTTTTGAAATAATGCTCATACGATATTTTAAAGGTTGTTCTTCATCATATGCTGCTGTTTCATACCAGTGAATTTTGCCTTCGGCATTACATTCGTCAAATTTATATCCTGTTAATGTCCGAACCTCCTCTTCAACCTTAGTGGTATATTTTAGAATAAATGATCGTAATTCTTCATCGAATAATTTAACAATGTATACCTGCTCAATGGATGTACCTCTTCTATAGATGTGCTGGCCATCCGGTAGTGTATCAGCAACAAAAGGATTTTTATAGCCATTGATTAAATTAAAATAGCCCGAACGAATCAAAATTTTCTTATCATTTGAACCCTTGCATTTAATCTTCTTGTTGTCGCGCAATTTTTTCATTTGACGGTTGTAGGTTAAAAATTTTTTATTTACGCTGTCTGAACTCATTTTTTCATGTAAACCTCACAAGTTGATGATTCGTCCTTCACAAATCCTTAGAAATAAACGTCTGTTTTAAGCCATTTTCTACAGATGCACATCAAGAAACCTCATGAAAACATATGGCCTGTTATGCCCCGGAATTGCCGAGGCGTTTTTTTTTTATTATTTTTTCAAGGAAATCATAAGTGAGATGCGGCCTTCTGATGTTTTTACGAGTTCGTAGCTTTTGTTGCCGAAGTCTTTCGTTGGTGCTTGATCTCCAGGTACATTTGGCGCTGTGGCTTTTACCCAGCCTATCGCGTCCGTATCATCTTTTGAGTAAACTTCAGCCGCGCGTGAAAGATATCCTAAGTCATTGTTATAAGTGAAGAAATTGGCTTCTTTTATCTTTTTGTTTTTATCAACAGTAAGAACACATGAATATTTGGACCCCTGATAGCTATAGATAACCGAGCCATCATCATTTTTCATTTTTGTATTTTTGCTATCCGAAAAATCATATTCATTGCGTAGCGTGTTTGCGATCCGCTTATACTCTGGCGTCGCTGTTTTCTTTTTTGTCGTGGTGATCTTATCGGCTCCACAGGAATCAAGAATGGAACATCCCCCAATGATAAGGATCATGATCAGGAATAATGTTCCCAAGCAGCCTCTTTTCTTTTTCATAACGTTTTCCTCCCCGATAAATCTAATCGCAATAATATTTCATGACATTGTCTGGTCCTTTTGAAAAATCAACGGTTTCGACGGACTTTATAAAAGTTTGATCTTTTTTAGTTCGGATTTTTATAAAATAACCTTTTTTCTTTTTCCAGAAAATAAGTCTTGCATCTCCGATGATACCTGTTTTTAAATAATTCAATTCTCCAAAATAATCAATAGGCGTTTCAAATACTTCACTGTGATTATAATAGGAGTAATGAAAAGTAAGCGGATATTTGCTCTTTTTTCCTGATTTTGTGTTCTTGTGTAGCTCGTAGCGCGTTTCAGGACAATCAAATTCAATTTTCTTCGGATCAATCGTTAGATCTGTTCTAATCCTTCCAAGTCGGCAAGCTTTTTTGATTGCTTGATTGATCTCTGACACCTCAGACGCAATAAGAGGTATGTCTTTAACAGGAATTTTGTACGTTGCATCAGGCTTAGATGGGATAGTTCGACCACAATCAGAGAATGACAGTAGTCCTTTTTCCTGATCACCTGTGTTTTTAGGCTTTGGATGCCTTGCTTCAATAACTTCGTTATGTTGCAGTATGGCATTTTCACCCTTTTCCATGAGACTTAGGTTTTCATTAAGGTATCCATTTTGAATTAAAAATTCACGTTCCTTTTCAAAATCAATACCATAATCAAATTCAAAGTATCTTGGAATTTTTCTATTTTTCCCTTTATACTTATTCATCCAGTAAAGCATATAAACATGACCAGGAAGAAGTCCGTCGTCATAACGAATCATTGATTTTCTATCGACAAGTGACTGGGGAAACATAGCCGCCATTTTGAACCACTCTTTTTCCCTATCTTCTGCGATATATGGAATTTCTGGATAATCCTTATAGTAAGTATCAATGATCTGCTCTCTAAAGGTTTTTTCCTTTTTTGGCTTAAAAAGACTAAAAATGCCCATTAATCATATCTCCCTTTGCATCTGGACCACTGGGCCGAGGATTTCAATCGGATCATCCCCGGGGCCGTAGGTCTTGGTCGGCCACTCGGGGTTGCGGGGTTTTAATGTGATGGTGCCGTCGTCGTTTTTGACCACGGTTTTGAGGGTGGCGTCATAGCCATTGACGTAAATAATGGCGTCTTGGCCGCTGTCGCAGTCGTGCTTGATCTCGATGACCACGGTGTCGCCTTCAAGGTACATGGGATACATGGAGGTGCCGGTGACCCGCAGCCCGATAAACTCCGCGCCACCGGCCAGCCACTCCCGGGGGATTTCGATGGTGCCGATGATGTCTTCAACCGCTTCTACCGGGACCCCGGCGGGCACCGAGCCCAGCACGGGGATGGAAACCACATCGCGGTTGATGGCCACGGGGACAACGTTGTCACTCCAGTTGATCTTTTTTATCTCGGCTTTCTCATCATCCCAGCCCATGAGTTCTTTCGGAGTTGTTCGCAATGCTTCTGCAATCTCCACAATTTTTGATTGGGGGAGATCGATTTTCCCGGCTTCAATTTTCGCAATAGAGGAACGATTGGTATAGCCGACCAATTCCGCAAGTTTGCTTTGAGATATTTTCAGTTCTTGTCTTCTCTTTTTTATATTCTTGTATAAATCTATCATGATAATTCTCCTATGTGTGATTTAAATTATACTCGCTGTGTGAATAAAAATCAACAAAAATATTGACAAAGCTGTTTTGAGGGTTTATACTTTAAGAAAGTGATTAAAAATCACATTTCAAAAGAAAGGAGAACCAATGACGAATACGGAGATGTTAAAAGAAGCTATAGGCGATTCGGGAATTTCCATTAAGGCTATTGCTAATAAAATTGGGATTTCTCGTGAAGGTCTCTATAAAAAGCTGAATAATCAGACCGAGTTTAAAGCTTCTGAAATTATGGCGATCGCGGATATTTTGAGAATGGACGCGAAACAAAGGGACCATATTTTTTTTGACCAGATAGGTGATTTTAAATCACATGAAGCCCCAGGGCTTAGAAAGGAGGAAAGCCTTATTCAAACAGATATTCACAAAGCGGATGATGAGATGGCGGAGGAAAAATGATTCATCACTATATTACAAAATATTGGGAAAATGATGCGCATTACGCTGAATCATGGATACAAATTGACTTGTTTGGTCGATGCTTTTGCTTTTGGCGGCGGCGTATAAAAACAGGCCGCCAGAAATGACGGCCTTGTGAATTAATCTTTTTGCCATTTGTTGCCTGGTTTGGTTGTTGGTGACAAACGATCGCCAGATTCGATTGTTGCGTGGTGTCCGTTGGGAACATTACCACCACGAGGACCGACTTCACGTTATTTGATTAAACAATAACACAATATAAGGGGGGATAAGCAATCGTCTAAAGACTATATATTGATTGTGCAGAAAAACGAGCATGAATTTAAAAAGGAGGGCACACCATGACAAGTAAAGAGATGGCGCTGAAAAGTCAAAAGGAATTAGACGCGCACTTTTGGGATGTGGTCGGGGCCGGGACAAGCGCCACGATGACCGCCAAAGAAGCAGCTGACGCACTTCAAGTGACAGAGGATGCCGTCCGAAACGGGCTCGAAGATGGTCGGCTGGACAGCATCGGTTTTATGCATAAAGGATCCAGAAAGCAAAGCCGCTTTTGTGTGATCCTGCGGAGCAAGTTCATCCGCTGGTACACAGGGAGGTGAGCATGAAAAAGATCATCGCAAAAGCGTTGGCAGCCTTTGGCGCCACCATCGCCTGGGAGATTGCCATTGACGGACTCTTTAAAGCCGACCTCGTTTTGTGGCGGCTGCTCTTTTTGACCGGATGCACAGCGATCTATCTGATCGCCGGGCGAGCGATCCTGGAGACAGATGGCTCCAACTTTACTAAATTGCCCTTGACCTTTTTCAGAAAGGAAATATATGACGAAAAGTGTATATAGACTGCCGCCCCGGCCGCCACGGGAGATGCTGGACGAGGTGACAGATTTTGATGTGATTATCGGTCTGAGAAACGCGCTGCGCCGAAACCCTTATGCCATTGGCCTTTGGGTGGCCCTGGAGCGTTGGGAAAGCGAGGCCGGGCATGCCCGGATATGATTCGTATCCGCGGTCGATTTGAAAAACAACATCCGGAGCTGTTGGCCATTTACGGCTCTCCGGAATCTGAAACCTTGGTACTAAGTAACATAGAGGATGCTGAAGAAGTTATTCAAAGTTGTTGTGGTCATGAGTTCCTGCACTGGCTGAAAGAGGCCTGTTGCACACGGGCGGCCGACAACGACGAAATCTGTCAAGAGAACCACGCCGCGCTAACGCACATCTGCCAAATAGCGGTCGGTGTGCTGATGGAAAGGGCTGTAGAGGTTAAGAATAGACAGAAATTTACAAAAAAATACAAGGAAGAACTGACTGAAATGCTGGAAAATACGTCGCGGCAATTAGAAACCGCTATCAGAACCTACGGCTATCAAGAAGAAATTTAGGAGGAAAAAATGCAGGAAAAACACGTATTAGAATTTAATTCTTTGGGAGAAATGAAAAGCTGGGCCGAAACTTTGCTGAAAAGCTTCACCGACACACCGGTGCCGCAAAACGCCGCATCTAAAAAACAGCCGACGCCGGCGGAAGAACCCGTCAAAGTATCTAAGCCCGTGCCAGAGCCTCCGACCATGGACGATCTGCCAACAGCTTCCATCGAGGACGTGCGACCGGTCTTAGCAAGGCTGGCACACGCGGATAAAAAAGCTATGCAGGTCCTTTTTAAAAACCACGGTCTGGTGAAACTGTCCGACGCGGACCCCCAGCTCATGGCGCTGCTCAAAGTGGAAGCGGAGGAAATCCTAAATGCCCAGTGACCACGCCTATCTGTCGGCTTCGTCCTCCGACCGGTGGCTGCACTGTCCGCCATCCGCGGCATTGTCAGCCCAATTCCCGGACAAAGGCTCTCCTTTCGCTTTGGAAGGGACCGACGCCCACAGCCTTTGCGAATATAAACTGCGTTCCTCGATGGGACGGCCTGTATCGGACCCGCGAGAAAATCTCGACTTTTTAAACGCAGAAATGGAGGATTGTTCCGACGAGTATAGCCAGTTTGTGCTTGAAATGTACGAGGAGGCCAAGACCCTATGTGCTGATCCGCTTCTTGAGATTGAGCAGCGGGTCGATTTTTCGGCCTATGTACCAAAAGGTTTTGGCACCGCGGATTGCATCATCATTGCAGACCATCAACTGACCGTGATCGACTTTAAGTATGGCAAAGGTGTTCCGGTGGATGCCGATCACAACTCCCAGATGATGCTGTACGGGCTCGGGGCTTTAGAAATTTTTGGACCCTTGTACGACATCGACAGCGTGCGCATGATCATTTTCCAGCCGCGGCTGTCGAATATCAGCGTCTTTGAAATCGACTCTTCAGCGCTGCTTGACTGGGCTGAAAACACGGTCCGACCGACAGCCGATCTGGCCTACACCGGGCAGGGCGATTTCGCCTGCGGACGGTGGTGCCGCTTTTGCAAGGCGGGAGCGGTGTGCAAAGCCCGGGCGGAAGAAAACCTCAAGCTGGCCAGGATGGACTTTGCAGAGCCCGGCACTTTATCGGATGAGGAGATCGAGGCGGTCTTAGCGCAGTCCGAGGAGCTGGTGAGCTGGGCCGGCGCCGTTAAGGACTACGCCTTGGAGCAGGCCCTTGCCGGCAAGCGTTGGGAAACCTATAAACTTGTGGCCGGCCGCAGTGTCCGAAAGTTCGACAACCCCGACAAAGTGGCCGGCATCATCGAATCAGCCGGCTATGAGGCCTACACTAAAAAGCTAAAAGGCATCACGGAGCTGACAAAGATGCTCGGGAAAAAGCAGTTTTCCGAGCTTTTAGACGCCCATATCATCAAACCTGAGGGCAAGCCCGCGCTTGTTCCCCGGGGGGACAAAAGGCCGGAGCTTAACCTTGCGGCTGATGATTTTAAAGATTTAGAAGATTAAGGAGAAACCAATGACCATTAAAATTGTGACCGGACCGAAAACGCGCTTTAGCTATCTGCATGTGTTTAAGCCCCAGGCTGCGGCGGAGGGGCAAACGTCTAAATATTCGGTGTCGCTGATCATCCCCAAAAGCGACGAGAAGACCTTGGCCAAGGTGAAAAAGGGCATCGAGCAGGCCTACAAAGACGGGCTGGACTGCCTGAAAGGGGGCAATAAAACGGCGCCCAAGCTGTCCGCCATTAAAATCCCGCTGCGGGATGGGGACGAGGACAGACCGGACGACCCGGCATACAAGGACAGTTACTTCATCAACGCCAACAGCACCCGAAAGCCCGGCATTGTGGACCGCGATCTCACCGAGATCATCGACCCGGCGGAGATCTATTCCGGCTGCTACGGCCGGGCGTCCATCAACCTATATGCCTATAACGTCAACGGCAACCGGGGCATCGCGGCGGGGCTTAACAATTTGCAGAAGCTGGCCGACGGTGATCCTTTGGGTGGTATGGCCTCGAGACCGGAGGACGACTTTGCCGATTTGGACGACGAGGAATTTGAAGCCGACGACGACGACGTGATAGCGGACATGCTGATCTAGGGACCCGGGGCGGACATACCGCCTGCTCTTTTTTTTATCGTGAGAGGAACTTATGGAAAATCTATCCATCGACATTGAGACCTATTCCGATGTTGATCTAACTAAATGCGGCGTATACCGATACGCTGAAAGCGACGCCTTTGAGATCCTGTTGTTTGCCTACTCTGCGGATGAAGGTTCTGTGACGGTGATTGATATGACCCAAACAGCAAATCTTCCCGCGTGGCTCGAAAATGCAATCGTGGATCCGAAGGTCAAGAAATGGGCTTACAACGCGAACTTCGAGCGGGTGTGCCTGTCTCAGTGGCTGCTGGGAAAAGGGCGATATCTGGAGCCGGAAAGCTGGTACTGTGACATGGTTTGGGCCGCGACTTTAGGGCTGCCGGGATCCCTTAAGACCGTCGGTGAGGCCCTGAAAATCGAAAATCAGAAAATGGCCGAGGGCGCGGACCTGATCCGCTATTTTTGCAAGCCGTGCAAGCCTACCAAAACCAACGGCGGCCGAATCCGAAACTATCCGGAGCACGCTCTGGACAAATGGGAAACCTTTGTCAAATACAACCGGCGAGACGTGGAGGCCGAATTAGCGATCCACAAACGCCTGATGCCCTATCCGGTGTCCGAGCTGATTTGGAAAGAGTATCACCAAGATCAGGCCATCAACGACCGCGGGGTGCTGCTGGATCAGGATTTGATCCGCAGCGCGATTAAGATTGACCGGAGCACATCGGCACAGCTTAAGGATGAGATGAAAGCCATCACTGGACTGGATAACCCCGGAAGCGTTACACAGTTAAAGGGCTGGCTGGCCGGACACGGCGTAGAAGCCACGACGTTGTGCAAAAAGGCCGTTTTGGCGTTAATTGACCAAACACACGGGGACGTTCAAAAAGTGCTCAAATTGCGGCAAATTTCGGCTAAATCGAGTGTTAAAAAGTATGAGGCTATGAAACGCTCGGTCAACGCGGATCACCGGGCCCGAGGCCTGTTTCAGTTTTTCGGGGCACCACGGACCGGTCGCTTTGCCGGACGGCGAATCCAGCTGCAGAACCTGCCGCAAAACCATATTCCTGATTTGGCGGAGGCCCGTCAGCTGGTACGCGATGGCGACGCTGATATGGTGGCAGCGCTTTATGAGAACGTGCCGGATACCCTCTCCCAGCTGCTGCGCACAGCTCTGATCCCAAAGCCGGGTTTTAAATTTATCGTTTCGGACTTTTCGGCGATTGAAGCCCGGGTGCTGTCCTGGATTGCCGGAGAGAAGTGGCGCATGGAGGTTTTCGCCGAAAACGGCGATATCTATTGTGCGTCAGCCTCACAGATGTTCGGGGTTCCCGTGGTCAAGCACGGGGTAAATGGGGAATTGCGGCAAAAGGGCAAAATCGCGGAGCTGGCCCTCGGCTACGGGGGATCGGTCGGCGCGCTTAAGTCCATGGGCGCCCTGGAGATGGGACTCAGCGAAGATGAATTGCCCGGGCTGGTACGGTCCTGGCGCAAAACCAACCCAAAGATCGTGGATTTTTGGTGGCAGGTCGATGGCGCGGTGAAGGACACGCTTCGAACAGGGCAAGTTAACTCGGTAAAAAATACCGGCATCACAACCCGCTATGACGGAGCCTATCTTGAAATCATGCTACCATCCGGACGGAATTTGTTTTACCTAAGCCCCGCGTTCGGGGAGAACAAATTCGGGGGAGAGTGCATTACTTATATGGGGCTTGATGCTGCCAGGCACTGGTCCCGCGTCAATTCTTATGGTCCGAAATTTGTCGAAAATATCATCCAGGGCCTTGCCCGGGATATCCTGTGCGCGGCGATGCTGCGGATGCGCACCCTGCGGATCGTGGGGCACGTACACGATGAGGTGATCATAGAGGCTCCGAAAAGCTTAGAAGTCGAGACGATCAACCAGATAATGGCCGAGACGCCGAGTTGGGCTCCGGGGCTGGTGCTAAACGCCGACGGCTACGAATGCCACTTTTATCAAAAAGACTAACAGGGGGGGGGTGAACGCGTTTGAAAATTGCCTGCGGCGACAGCCGCTATTCAACAGACTGGAAAAACCAGGACATGACCTGGGAGACCTTCGCCCGCCGTGTCCAAAACACGCTGACCACCTCGGAGACGATCGCGGAATATCTCAAAATGACAAAGCCCCAGCAGGACCGGATCAAGGACTGTGGCGGGTTTGTCTTCGGGGAGCTGGCCCACGGTCGGCGAAAAAACGAAAATGTGCTTTGCCGATCCGCTTTGACGCTCGACATCGACCACGGGGAGCCGGGCATCTGGGAGAAAATTGACGCGGCGCTGCCCTACAAGCTTTTGGCGTATGGCACGCACAAGTACACCCCGGATAGACCGCGGCTGCGGCTGGTGATCCCGCTTGTAAGGCCGGTGACTCCGGACGCCTATCAGGCCATTGCTCGCAAGGTGGCGGAGGCCGTGGGCATGGATTATTTCGACGACACGACCTATCAGCCGGAGCGGATGATGTTCTGGCCGTCCACGCCGACGGACATAACCTATTTTTATCATGACAAGGACGGGCCGCTGCTGCGGCCGAACACCTGGCTTGCGAAGTATCACGACTGGAAGGACACGGCCACCTGGCCAACGTCCTCCAGGGAATCCCAGGTGCTCGAGCGGAAAATAGCGCGACAGGCGGACCCGCTGACCAAGAAGGGGATGGTCGGGGCGTTCTGCCGGACGTACACGATCAGTGAGGCCATCGACGCCTTTGTGCCGGACTACACACCCACCACAAACGACGGGGCGCGCTATGACTACACCCCCGGGGAATCCTATGCCGGGGTGGTGACCTATGAGGATAAATTCGCTTACAGCCACCACGCGACGGACCCGGCCAGCGATGTGCTTTGCAACGCCTGGGATTTGGTTCGGCTGCACCGGTTCAAAGATCTCGACGATGAGGCGGACCCGAAAACCCCGGCGAATCGGTTGCCGTCCTATGCAGCAATGGCGGAGTGGGCCTTGAAGTTGCCCGAGGTCAAGCAGACCCTGGCCCGGGACAGACACGCCCAGGCGGCCGAGGATTTTGGGGAGGCGCCGGAGGCCGCCGAAGACTGGGAGCTTGCGCTTGCGCTGGACAAACGCGGCAACATCATGAACAAGCTTGGCAATTTGCGGCTGATCTTAGAGAACGACCCGAAGCTTAAAGGCCTGGCCTACAACGAGCTGCGCGGATGCATCGAGATCCGATCGCCGGTGCCCTGGTCTCACCCCAACCCGTTTTGGCGGGACGCCGATGAGGCAAAGTTGATTAGTTACATCGACACGACTTATGCGGACTTTTCCCAGCGCCACTATGACACGGCGCTGGCTGTTGTGACAGACAACCGGGCCTTTCACCCGATCCGGGATTATCTGAACGCCTTGCCGGACTGGGACGGGGTACCGCGGGTGGACACGCTTTTGATCGACTGCCTGGGGGCGGAGGACAACCCCTACACCCGGGCGGCGATGCGCAAGTGGCTGTGTGCGGCGGTGCGCCGGGTGCAGCAGCCCGGCGTTAAATTCGACACCATGCTGATCCTGGAAGGGCCCCAGGGCATCGGCAAATCCACTTTTTTAGCCAAGCTGGGGCAAGACTGGTTCTCGGACAATTTGAGCCTGACGGACACCCGGGATAAGACCGCGGCCGAAAAGCTGCAGGGTTTTTGGTTGATTGAGTTCGGCGAGATGGTCGGGCACCGCAAAGCGGATGTCGAAACGCTTAAAAGTTTTATCGCCCGGCGGGACGATATTTATCGGCAGTCCTATGGCCGCAACGTACAGCATCATCCGAGACAGTGCGTTTTTGCCGGAACCACCAACGCCGAAAGCGGCTATTTGCGCGACACAACGGGAAATCGGCGATTCTGGCCCATTCATGTGACCATGGGGGACAAACACCCATGGGAGCTGACAAACGCTGAAATTGACCAAATCTGGGCCGAAACCAAGGTGATTTGCGAACAAGGGGAGAAACTGTATCTCGATAGTGCAGATTTGGCCGCATACGCCACCGCCGCCCAGAAAGCCGCCATCGAAACAGACGAGCGGGAAGGCCTTGTGGCCGACTACCTGGAGCGGCTATTGCCGGAGGATTGGGGCGCCATGGATTTGATCGACCGGCGGGGATACTTGAGCGACTCGCTCAGCCCCAAAGGCACCACCGCCAGGCAAACCGTCTCCTGTCTTGAAATCTGGTGCGAATGCTTTGGCAAAAACCGAACGGATTTGACCCGGAAAGACTCCAACGAGATCAAAGCGATTTTGACAAAATTGGGGTGGGAAAGTACGAAAATGAAGAAATTAAAAATTTATGGTCCGCAGAAAATGTTCAGGAAAACAGGGTAACCAGCAAGGTAACCAACGGGTAACCAGCGTCCTAAAACGGGTAACCAATGAATGGTATGTTCATATATTTGGTAACCAAGGTAACCAACAATTTTCGCTGGTTACCCGTTGGTTACCTACGCAAATGTAGTGGTTATGCGAGTTTGCGCATTGTGGTAACTAAGGTAACCAATATTTACCAAATAAAACAAAAATTAATATTAGGTAATAAAAACCGCCTGTGCCCGCCTACACGCGTATATATAGAAAGAGAGGGCGTTTTTCTGGTTACCTTGGTTACCTTGGATTTATTTCAAATTAGAACGAGGTGAAAAACATGAGAGAACGAGAGGTCGAAAAGTCCTTGGTCGACGCCGCGAAAGCGGCGGGGGGCATCGCCTATAAATTTGTGAGTCCGGGCAACGCCGGGGTGCCGGATCGGCTGGTGGCGCTGCCGGGGGGCAAGATTGGATTTGTGGAATTAAAATCGCCGGGGAAAAAGCCCAGACCGGTGCAGCTGATGCAAAGACGCCGGCTTGAAAAATTGGGATTTTTGGTTTTCACCATGGACAGTCCTGACTACATGCCGGAGATCGTTCGCGCGATCCAGACGAACCCGGGGGTGGATGGTGGAATTTAAACCCCACGCCTATCAGCGTTACGCGATTGATTACATCATTAAGCATCCGGTGGCGGCGCTTTTTCTGGACATGGGGCTTGGCAAGACCGTGACCACCCTAACCGCCATCGAGGCACTGATGCACGATCGGTTCACCGTGTCCCGGGTGTTGGTGATTGCCCCACTGCGGGTGGCCCGGGATACCTGGCCGGATGAAATCGAAAAATGGGATCATCTGCATCTGAGTTATGCGGTGGCGGTGGGTTCCGCCAAGGAGCGGCGGCAGGCCATCGCCAAGGACGCCGATTTGACAATTATCAACCGGGAAAATGTGCCTTGGCTGATTGAACATTTTCGGTGGCGCTGGGACATGGTGGTGATCGACGAGCTGTCCAGTTTTAAAAATTATCGGGCGAAGCGCCATAAGGCATTGATGCGTGTGAGGCCCAGAATGGACCGTATCGTCGGTTTGACGGGCACCCCGTCCCCCTAATGGCCTGATGGACCTTTTCGCGGAATTTAAGCTATTAGACGGCGGAAAACGCCTGGGTCGATTTATCACCGGCTACAGGGCGACCTATTTTGACCCCGATAAGCGAAACAGCTATCAGGTTTTTAGCTACAAACCGAAGCCCAACGCCGAAGAAGCAATTTATGAGCGGATCGGGGATATCACCGTGAGCATGCGCGCCACCGAGCATCTTGCGATGCCACAGCTGATCGCTTCGGAGGTGATGGTGCGCATGGACGCACGGGAAAGGGGTGTTTACCATGAGCTGAAGAAAAATCTGGTTTTGGAAATCCCAGACGGGGAAATCACTGCCACCGGCGCTGCGGCGTTGTCCGGCAAGCTGCAGCAGCTGGCCGGCGGGGCGCTGTATCGGGATGATGGCCAGGCGCCGGTTGTGGTGCATGACCGGAAGCTGGAAGCCCTGGAGGAGATTGTCGAGGCCGCCGCCGGAAAGCCTTTTCTGCTGGCCTATTGGTACCGCCATGAAAAAGAGCGAATCACGGCGAAGCTGGAGGCCCTGGGCGCTACCTATGGCATTATATCGGAGCCGGGGGTGATCCAAAGATGGAACGCCGGCGACCTGTCTGTGGGGTTAATCCATCCGGCTTCCGCCGGGCACGGTCTTAACCTGCAGGCGGGGGGATGCCATATCGTGTGGTATGGCCCGATCTGGTCGCTGGAGCTTTATCAGCAGACGAACGCAAGACTTTATAGGCAAGGGCAAAAATCCCGAACGGTGGTGGTGCAGCATATCGTGACCAAAAACACGATCGATACCCAGATTTTAGCCGCATTACGGCGCAAGGATCAGAGCCAAAGCGCGCTAATCGCGGCCGTTAAAGCGGAGATAGGAGTAAAAAATGACTGAAGAAGAAAGAAAAACATTAAGCGCCATTGGCAAGCATGAAACAATGTCGAAAGAGCCCACGGCGCGCGAAAAGCTGTTGGACGAAACAAAAAGGATCGTTTGCGGAGAGCGAGATCAGCAGTACGGAAAGCCGGAAGATAATTTTGAAAAAATTTCGAAGTTATGGTCGTACTATCTAACCTATCCGATTTCAAAAGGTGATGTGGCTAGGATGATGATCCTGCTAAAAGTAGCGCGAGAAGGCGAAAAGCACAAACATGACAACCTGGTGGATATCGTCGGTTATGCGGCGTGCGCGGCGGAGTGTCAAGCATGAAACGATCAGTTATCCTTACACTGGCCATTGCCGCCAGCATGACAATAGCCGGCATGGTGGCGGTGCACGCTAAGACTAAGACAGTGACGCCGCCAAAGACGGCAGAGTTCACCGCCTATGAGGCCACGTTGGACGGTGACAAATCAAAAGTGAAAAGCGTGATCGTGCTGTACGATAACCGGAGGCGCCAGGAGTTCATCTTGGTGCCAGGGTATGGGATGATTTTTAGATGGCAAGATTCAAGATCAACAGGAGAGTAAAAATGAGGAAGTATAAGTTTACTGGCAAAACGACGAAGTCCATTAGTGATATTGAGCTACACCAGATTGTGGCGGTGACCGATTTCGGCAGCATAAAAGCCGAAACCGTTGGCGGATGGATTGAAAGTGAAAACAATCTATTACAATCCGACAACGCCTGGGTTTCCGGCGACGCCCGGGTTTTCGACGACGCCCAGGTTTCCGACAACACCTGGGTTTTCGGCAACGCCCGGGTTTCCGGCAACGCCCGGGTTTCCGGCGACGCCCAGGTTTCCGACAACACCTGGGTTTTCGGCAACGCCCGGGTTTCCGGCAACGCCCAGGTTTCCGACAACACCTGGGTTTCCGGCAACGCCTGGGTTTCCGGCAACGCCCGGGTTTTCGGCAACGCCTGGGTTTCCGGCAACGCCCGGGTTTTCGGCGACGCCCGGGTTTCCGACAACGCCCAGGTTTCCGATACACGGCATGTATTGGTAATTGGTCCGGTTGGCAGTAGAGATGATTTTATCACATTTTTCAAAACCGAACACGGGATATCTGTACGGTGCGGTTGCTTCCGCGGGGACATTAAAGATTTTTTGAATTCGGTGAAAAATACGCACGGCAGTTCGCGTCACGGTGAGGTTTACCGATTAGCGGCGGAAATGGCAAAAGAACAAATGTTAGGTGGAGGTAAAAAATGATTAGACGTTTTTGTGATAGATGTGGAATTGATATGCCAAAGAAGCGAAAAAACAAAGTTGTTATTACATTTGAAAAACAGCTTAGCATTATGGATGAAACTGTTGAGTTGGATTTGTGCAACTGTTGTGAGGGTGAGTTGCGGCGGTTTTTAAACGGAGGAGAAAAAAAAGAATGTTGAAAATTATCGGTGTTGAAGCCATCGCAACGTTGGCGATTTTGCTTTGGTATGAGGTTTTATGCGTACGAGAAAAGCTGAAAGGAGCCGTCGATGACAAAAGAAAAGCTGATGAAGGTCCGTTGGCTTAAGCAGTATCATAATCTGCGTGAGCGCGCGACCAGCTGCGAAGAACGCATCGAAGATCTGCGAGATCAAATGTATAACCAAGACCTGCAGGCACAACGGATCACGGGGATGCCGCATGGCGGGTCTATGGACAGTGACATTACTGAGATTTTGATGGATCGCATTGACGGGTTGATCTATGGCGAGACGTGCCTCAAGCATGAAGCGATGGTCAAGGCCGAGGCAATCCATCGGGCGATTGCTAAAATTCCTGACCCGGGGCTTCAGTGGCTGATGGAGTTGCGGTATATTCAGTGGGACAGCCGATACAACTGCCCGCTGACCTGGAATCAGATCGGGCGCCGGATGGGGTATGAGCGGGCACAACTTCACCGACTTCACCATCGTGCATTGTTATTACTTCAACTTCCCGGAAAGGATGATACACCATGATACATTGATCTGTGCTATTATGATATCGTCGAGAAACGGATGAAGAACAATCCCGAATCTCTTGAATCTCATCTGTTTCAGATAAAGCGCCGAAAAAGTCTGCCGGCGCTTTTTTATTGCAATGAAAGGGGGGATGATGTATTTTGAAGTTGACATTAAAGCAGCAGCGTTTTGCGGATGAATACATCATCTCCGGGAATGCAACACAGGCAGCGATTAAAGCGGGATACAGTAAAAGGACGGCCAATCGGATGGCGTCTGAAAACTTGGCAAAACCTGTCATTAAGGCTTATATCGACGAGCGATTGGCAGAGCTTGAAAGCGCAAAGATCGCAAAACAGGACGAGGTGCTGCGGTATTTGACAGGCGTCATGCGTGCCGAATCCGTTTCGGAAACGGTTGTTGTCGAGGGCACTGGCAAAGGCTTTTCGAAGGCCCGGGTGATGGATAAGCATCCGGAAGAGCAGGAGCGCCTTAAAGCAGCTGAACTCCTCGGCAAGCGCTATGGGCTGTTCAGAGACCGCGTTGAAGCCGATGTGGACATGGACTTGAGTATCAATATCGATTATGGACCTGACGATTAAAGCCAACCGCATTTTTAAAGCACCCGACAAATCCACAAAGCGCTACATTGTAATGCGCGGATCCGCCGGATCCGGAAAGAGTGTCGACACAGCGCAGCATTATATCCTGAGGCTTATGGCCGATAAAGGCCGCAATCTTCTTTGTATTCGCAAGGTGGACGTAACCAATCGCGACAGCACCTTTGCCGAATTGCAGGGGGCTCTATTTCGGATGTTTGGCGATCACTATGAACGCTATTGGCATATTAATGCCTCAAACATGGTCATGACGTGTTGCAACGGTAATCAGATTCTTTTTCGTGGCATGAAGGATGACAAGCAGCGCGAGAAGTTGAAGTCGATCACCTTCAAACGCGGCAAGCTGACGGATGTATGGATCGAGGAGGCCACGGAGCTAACGCAGGATGATTTTGAGATCATCGACGACCGCTTGCGGGGCATTCTTCCCGCCGGGCAGTTTTATCAGATCCGAATGACCTTTAATCCTGTGTCCGCCCAGCACTGGATTAAAAAGCAGTTTTTTGACAGACAAGACGACGATGTGCTGACACATAAATCCACCTACCGCGAGAATCGCTTTATTGACCCGGCTTACTATCGCCGCATGGAGCGCCGGAAAGCGGTGGACCCGGAAGGCTATCGCGTGTATGGCCTTGGGGATTGGGGCGAAACCAAAGGGCTGATCCTGCACAATTGGGAAGTCCGAGAGTGCCAGCAGGAAATGAACTGGTATGACGACGTGGCGATTGGGCAGGACTTCGGGTTTAACCATGCCAACGCGCTCTACTTATATGGCTGGAAGGACAGTAATATTTACGTGATCCGGGGGCTGTATGGCTACGAAAAGGACACGGCTGAGTGGATCAGAGCCGCAAACGGCGCCGGGATCCCCAAAGACGTTGTGATGTATTGCGACAGCGCGGAGCCGGATCGGATCAAGATGTGGCGGGATGCTGGCTATAAAGCCGTGGCCGTCAAGAAAGAGCCCGGATCGGTCAAAGCCCAGATCGACTGGCTGAAGGGCAACCCCCAAGGGAAGGACGCCCGGACCATCCGGCGGGTGATTTATATCGACCCGGCGTGTGTGAATTTCATAAAAGAGATAGAGCAGTGGAAGTGGAAAAAGGATGAACGCCGGAATGTTTATCTGGATGAGCCGGTGCCGTTCTTCGATGACGCGATGGCGTCTTTGCGTTACGGCGTTGAAGGATGGCGCAAGCCACGCGTCGCCAAGCTTAAGACTTTTAAATTTTAGGAGGTGATTTTATTGAATCGAGTTCCTTATCAGCTCCCGGAGCCGCTGACATGCGATCCCGCTAAGGTGGCTAACGGCGTCAAGCTTGAACTGGTTAAAACATATATCCGCAAACACGAAACGCGGATGCGGCGTTATGTGTATCTTGAAAATTTATACAAGGGGTTTCACGATGTTTATAAGCAGCCGGAAAAAGAAGCATGGAAGCCGGACAACCGGCTGGCCGTAAATTTTCCACGATATATCACGGAGACCTTTTCCGGCTATGGCTATGGCATTCCTATCAAAGAAACGCACCCTGACGAGGTGATAGAGGAAGCTATGCAGGCCTTTGGCCGCGACAATGAGCTCACGGATCACGAAGGCGAGATGGTTAAGCTGTGCTGCATCTATGGCCACGCATTTGAATATCTCTATCAAAACGAGGAGCGCAAGACCAAGCTGACAGCGGTTGCGCCGAAAGATCTCTTTGTGGTCTATGATGACACGATGCAGCAGCGTGCGCTGTTTGCCGTGAGATATGGTTATCATCGTTTGGATTCCGGGCATCCCCGCGAGCAGTATGGCGAAATTCTGACCCGGGAAGCGGTTATCCCATTTGAGGGCGGGCAGACGAAAGAAGCCGTTCTTAACCCCTATGGTTATATCCCGGTGGTTGAGTGGCGGCTGAACGACGAGCGGATGGGGATATATGAAAATGTGGCGGGTTTGGTTGAAGCCTACAATCACGCGATTGGTGAAAAAGCCAACGACGTGGACGCTTTTGCTGACGCCTATCTGGCGGTGCTGGGGTCTGAGGTTGATGAAGATGGCTACCGAAAAATTCGCGACAATCGCCTGATTAATCTTTATGGCACGGACAGCGCCAAGGACATTATTGTTGAATTTTTGCAAAAGCCCACGGCCGACGGGACGCAGGAAAACCTGCTCAACCGTCTTGAAAACCTGATCTATCAAACATCCATGGTTGCGAACATTTCCGATGAGACCTTTGGCAGTACTGCCAGCGGCATTGCCCTGGCTTATAAGCTTCAAGCCATGAGCAACCTGGCGCTGACTTTTGACCGAAAGATTGAGAAGAGCCTGAGAAAGCGCTATAAAATCTTTTGCAGTTTATCGACCAACGTGCCAGATCCGGACGCGTGGCGGGATATGACTTTTGATATGACGCGCAATCTTCCTAAAAATCGCTTAGAAGAGGCGCAAACAGCGCAGGCCCTCGAGGGCATTGTGAGCCATGAGACGCAGCTTAAGGTCTTATCCATCGTGGACAGCCCCAAAGAAGAGCTTAACCGGATTGAGGAAGAGGATGAAAAGCAGCAGGAGAGCATTGTGGATAAAAGAATGTTTGAGGTAACAGATGGACAGCCAAACTTATTGGCGGCAGCGGGAGGAAACGAACCGCCGCAAGAACATGAAAGCTGAGGCGGAATATCAAAAAGAGCTGCAGGCTATCTATCAAAGGATGTATGACAGCGCCGATAAGGAGATCAATGCATTTTACAGCAAGTATGCCAGTAAAGAGGGCATCTCTATGGCGGAGGCAAAAAAGCGGGCGGATAAGCTTGATATGGACGCTTATGAGCGCAAGGCCAAGCAGTACGTGAAGGAAAAGAACTTCACGGATAAGGCCAATGCCGAAATGCGTCTTTATAACATGACGATGAAGGTCAATCGCCTGGAATTGCTCAAGGCTAATATCGGTATTGAGATGGTCTCCGGATTCAGCGAGGTGGAAGAGCATTTTGACAAGGTCTTGAACGAACGGACGCTGTCTGAGACCCAGCGGCAAGCCGGCATTCTTGGCAAAACTGTCACGAACAATGCGGCTATGGCCAAGGCCATTGTCGGTGCGTCTTTTAACCATGCGACATTCTCTGACCGAATCTGGATGCATCAGGACCTGCTTAAGAGTGAGATTAACATTCAGCTGCAGCGCGGGCTGATCGCGGGCAAACATTCACGGGTTTTGGCGGTGGAAATCCGAAAGCGTTTTGACGTTTCGCGAAGCAACGCCGAGCGGCTGATGCGAACGGAGCTTGCCCGGGTGCAAATCGAGGCGCAGCGGCAAAGCTATATCCGAAACGGCTATGACAGCTATGAGTTCCTCGCAGAGCCAACCGCGTGTTCAATCTGTCGGGCGATGGACGGCAAGGTCTTTCCGGTTAAAAAAATGCTGCCGGGAGATAATGCGCCACCGCTTCATCCGAATTGTCGATGCTCGACGGCTGCTTATATGGGCGAGGATGATTTTCAGGATTGGCTTGCTCGGGTTGGCGGCAATCCCGACGACATCAAGTTGTTAGCTGGCGCCAAAGATGATAAAATAAGCCAAAGAAAAAACGTTTTAAGCGGCGCCAAACGCTTAGCGTCCCATGAAATTAAGGATTGCTACAAAACCACGAACCCGCATTACCGTAAAGATCGACGCTATCAGGAAAATTGCCAGCGATGTGTCAATGCGTACGAAGCCAGGCGAAGAGGGTATGACGTTGTTGCCAAACCATCTCCCCAAACTTCCGCACGTGATACTTTGGCAATTATGAAGCATCCGAAAGGATGGCCTGCAGTTTATGAAAAGGGGCCCGCGAATATTGAAAAAGTTAAAGGCGGGACGGCAAAAACCGTTAAGATGAATATTTGCGAAAGAATGGCTGAGTACGGTAATGGTGCAAGAGCCATTGTTAGGATTCGGTGGCAAAAGATAAAATCAGGACACGTTTTTATGGCTGAGCAAGACGGGGACAGAACGCGCTTTGTTGACCCCCAATCGGGGGAAAAGGATGTGGCATATTATTTTGATTCCGGAATGATTAAGCCGACGAAAACGCGTCTTTTACGCATTGATGATAAGGCATTTACGGACCTTATCGAAAATTGTTGCGAGGGGGTGGAATCATGATAACCGTTTTGCAAGCCTGCGAGATTACCAGTAAGGAAGACGGCTGGCAATTATTTTCCCAGATCGTCGACTTGGGGGGTGAATTTTTATTGATTCCCTGTGACGAAAACGGGGGCGCCATGGATATTGGGTCAATTCCAACCGTCGATAAGCTTACCGGGAAGGTCGGTGCTTTCTTTTACCCCAAGCGGCATAAAGAGATTGAAAGCGGTATGGACGTTGAAGTGCCCAATCAATATAGGCCACGGAAAAAATAGAAACAATCAACAGCAACTTCGGGTGTTTTTTAGTGGAGGTACACCATGATCGATGTCACAATCACAAAAGACCATCTTATTCTTTCCGGCCATGCCAGGGCGGGCCCCTATGGGCAAGATATCGTCTGCGCGGCTGTGTCCGCCCTGGTGCAAACACTGGAACAGGCCATCCGCGAGCTTACTAATGACGTAATTGATTGCGAGATTGGGACTGGATATTTCAATTTGATAACAAAGCATCTGTCAAGTGCCGCATGGCTGCTGGTGGATGCTTTTTTATTGGGTGTTTCTCGGATCGCTGAAAGCTATCCAGAGAACGTCCGCATTGTCCGGGAGGACACGCCGAAGCCCTGACGGCGCTAAAACAGGGGAATATAGTCCAACGGATAGCGACTTAAAACCTTTAGGAGTGAAAACATGAAGAACAAATGGAATTTACAGTTATTCGCTGATGATCCGACTGATCAGAAGGACCCGGCAGAAGAAAAGCCGAAGGATGAACAGGAGCCGAAGCCTGAAAAACCGGAAGGCGAAAAGAAGTACACCGATGCTGACGTCGACAAGATTGTCGATAAAAAGTATGCCGCCTGGAAAGACAAACATGAGAAGGACCTAAAAGACGCCAAGGCGGAAGCGGCGAAGCTCGCCAAGATGAATACTGAGCAAAAGCAGCAGTATGAAATGGAAAAGCTGCAGCAGGAAAACGCGGCACTTAAGGCGCAAGCCATGAAAGTTGAGCTTGGACGGGAGGCCACGACGCTGCTCAAAGAGAGCAAGATCGACGCCACTCAAGACATTCTTGATTTTGTGGTGGGCGATGACGCCGAGCAAACCAAGGCTAACATCGACAAATTTGTCGCGATCATCAACGCCCAGCTCAAGGCCGCGGAAGTATCGCGCGCGACCGGGTTCACACCCCGCCGCTATGGCGATGGACAGCCAATGAGTGAGGTTCAAAAGCGAATTGCTAAGTACAGGAAAGGATAAATCACAATGACTAAGAAAATGAATTTACAACTTTTTGCCGACGGGGACAATCAGAAACTGCCCGCGAGAGATTACCAACTTGAGTTTAAAGAGCTGCTTCAGGCGGTCTTTGCCGTGCAGGCTTATTTTGCCGACTTTTTCGGCGGTGACATTGAAGCGATTGACGGCGTTCAGGAAAATGAAACCGCGTTTTATGTCAAGACCTCGGATATTCCGGTGGTGGTTGGAACGGCCTACAGCAAAGACGCCAATACGGCCTTTGGAACGGGCACTGGTAAATCCAGCCGCTTTGGCAACCGCACCGAAATTATTTACAAAGATACACCGGTCAAATATACCGACGAATACGTATTTCACGAAGGGATTGACCGTCACACAGTGAACAACGATTTTGACGCGGCTGTCGCGGATCGGCTGGAGCTGCAGGCCCGGGCCAAAACAACCACCTTCAACACGGCTCACGGCAAATTTATCTCCGCAAGCGCCGGTAAAACCATTGCCGGCGGCGCCTCGATCACCAAAGACAATGTCGCGGACGTCTTTAACCAATTGTCCAAGCATTTTGTGAATGTCGGGGCGATTGGCACCAAGGTCGCCAAAGTAACGGCGGATGTCTATAACGCCATTGTGGATTCCGGGCTGTCCACAACGGCGAAAAATGCCGATGTGAATGTCGCGGATAACGAAGCGCGCAAATTCAAGGGCTTCTTGATTGAAGAAGTGCCGGACAGCCTTTTTCAGACCAATGAAGTGATTTATGCCTACATCGCTGGCATTGGCAAAGCCTTCACCGGGATCGAAACTGCCCGGACCATCGAATCCGAAGATTTTGATGGTGTTGCGTTGCAAGGGGCCGGCAAATTTGGGGAATTCATCCTGCCGGACAACAAACAGGCCGTGGCCAAAGTGACCGTGACCGGCGCATAAGGCGGTGTCTATGCAGTACAGGGTTTTACAAAATTTTCACGACCTGCAGGACGCGAAAAAAACAAAAAAAGGGATCATCTATCATGCCTATCAAGCGGGGGATACCTACCCCCGCAAGGGGCTTAATCCCTCGGAGCTGCGCATCGCCGAGCTGGCCAGCGCGGGAAACGCCCAGGGCATGCCCTTGATCGAGGCGGTGAGCGAAGATGCTGGATCAGATTAAACAGCTGCTCGGTCTGACGGACACCGCAAATGACGATTTGCTGAATGGCATCATTACCCTCACCCAGGACCGGCTTAAAAACCGGCTGGGCGGGGTGGATGCTGTGCCGGAGGCGCTGTCCTATATTGTCGTCGAGATTGCGGTGGCCCGGTTTAACCGGATCGGATCCGAGGGGCTTTCGGCCCACACCGTCGAGGGTGAGACCATGAGCTGGGGGGCCGATGATCTGGCCGCTTATGACGCCGATATTGAAGCCTACCTGGATGAGCAGGCGAATACCAAAAAAGGAAGGGTGCGTTTTTTATGAGATATGATCGTCAAATCTACTTTGTTGCCGATGGAAAGCCGGTCTATAACGCGGCTACGGGGGATTATGACAGCCCCGAGCCGACGAAGACGCCCCGGATGGCGTCGATCATGGACACCAAAGAGCAAACCATGCAGCTTGTCTATGGCGGGCTGAAGCAGGGCAGTTTGACGATCCATCTGCAAAACCACTACAATGCCCCGTTTGACCGGATTGCGTTTGGCGGTAAGCACTACCGGGTGGATGCAAGCCGGAAACTGCGGGTTAAGCACGTGTTTATTGTGTCGGAGGTGCCCTGATGGGAATTGAGATTAAAGGGGCCGAAAAACTGGCAAAAAAGCTTAAAAAGAACTGCGACATGAGCATGGTCAAAAAGGTGGTGCGCTATCACGGCGCGGCACTTCAAAGAAGGGCCATGACGGCAGCCCCCGTTGACACCGGCAACCTCAAGCGTTCGGTTGGCCTTGAGATCACGGACGGTGGCATGACGGCTACTGTGGAACCAACGGCTGAGTATGCCCCCTATGTGGAGTACGGCACGCGGTTTATGAACGCCCAGCCATTTGTGCGGCCATCCTTGGAAGAACAGGGGTCCGCGTTCAAGGCCGATCTTGGAAAGCTGGTGAAGTGATGGACCCCCAGCAGGAAATTTTCACGGCGCTGCTCACAGCGATCCAAGCCAAAGGCTATGATGTTTATGACGGGGCATTGCCCCCGGCAGAGGCGCCCTACCCCTTTGTTTATCTGGCCGACAGTCAGCTATTGGATGAAGCCAATAAAACGGCGGTGTTTGGCCGGGTGACCCAAACCATTCATGTGTACAGCAATGACGTGCGCAAGCGCGGCACGCTGTCCGCAAGGCTTTTGAATATCAAGACCATTGCCAGAGGTATCGAGCGCACAAATGGGTTTACGTGGACTTTAAGAGACGTCAATCAGCGCATTTTGCCGGATAACACGACGGCGGAGCCACTGCTCCACGGTGTGCTGGAGTTGACGTTTCAATTTAGTTAGAAAGGAAAAATAATGCAACGAATGAATTTACAGTTATTCGCCGAAGCGGTAGCAGGCAAAAAGATTGTTTACCTGTACCGCATTTTGAAAGAGGCGGCCACTGAATCCGGAACAACACTGGCGTTCACGACCGAAAATGGCCGCACCAAGTCAAAGGACGCGGATTCGACGGCAACCAAAGACGGATCGATTAGAACGCCGTCCGCGGCGGAAGTGGAGATCACCGCGACGTCTATCTTGGCAAAGGGCAACACCATGATCGATAAATTGGAAGCCGCCCTGGATGCGGATGACTTGATCGAAATTTGGGAAGCGAATTTGATGGAACCGGCCTCCGAGGGGCAAAACAAATTTAAAGGCCGCTACTTCCAGGGGTATTTGACAGAAGTTGAATATAAAGCAAATGCTGAGGATATGGTGGAAGTTTCGTTGAAATTTGGGATCAACGGGGCCGGGCAGAAGGGTGACGTTACGGTTACAAACGCCCAACAGGTTGTTGCGAATTATGTCTTTGCGGACACGCCGAAGACCGGCGCTTAATGATGATGGGGCTTAATGGCCCCTTTTTTCGTGTATAGGAGATAACAATGAGAACTATTGAGATGAATGGGACGGCTTATCCAGTTAAATTCGGGATGGGTTTTTTGAAGAAGATCAACGGGCAGAAAAAAATCGCGGTAGATGGCATGCCGGGAACACAGCAAAACGTTGGCCTGCGATATGCCTACTCCCAGCTGATGGACGGCAATGTCGAAACGTTGATCGATGTAATTTTGCTGGCCAACGAAACCGAAGAACCGCGCCTAAGCCGTCAAACAGTGGAAGAATTTATCGACGACGATACCGTTGATATCGATCGTGTTTTCAATGATGTGATGGATTTTTTATCGACGTCCAACGCGACAAAAAAGCAAGTGGCGATTGTCAAGGAAGCGATCGAGAAGGAAATGGCAAAGCAGTAACCATCGAGCAGCTCTATCACGATATCGCAGTCGACTGCTTCCGGTTTTTGGAATTTAAAAGCCTGGATGAGGTGGATCGGCTGACGTTGGAAGAGTACGAACTGCGGATGGAGGCTTATCGTCTGCAGCAAGTCGATGAAGAAGAAAAAATCTACTTGCAAGCCTTCCTGAGCTTTGCGGTGCAAGCCACGGACAAAAAAGGCAAAGCAAAGTACCACAGGTTCAAGCAGTTTTATAATCGCGAGGACAGATTAAAAATAGCCCGCGGTGAAAATGTGGGCGACAGTCGCTTTGCCGGGCTGAGTGAATTTTTAAAGAAAGGGGGGCAATAGTGGCTGAATCTTACAGCGTAGAAGCGATTTTAAGCGCGCGGGATAAAGGTTTTGCTGCCGGTATGAGGGCGGCTATGGGCCAAACGGAATCGCTGGGATCAAAACTTAAAAGCGGTATTGGCTTTGGTGCGTTCATGGCGATCGGCAGCAAAGCCGTATCCGCGGTTGGCAATGGCCTGCGAGGGCTTTTGTCAGAAATGAGCGAATCAAGCGCCGCATGGAAGACCTTTACCGGCAATATGAAGATGAACGGCTATACCAACAAGCAGATCGCGGCCACTCGCTCTGAGCTTTCAAAATTTGCCGTGCAAACTATTTACAGCGCGTCGGATATGGCATCGACCTATTCACAGCTCGCGGCTGTCGGGACGAAAAATACCACAAAACTCGTCAAAGGTTTTGGCGGGTTGGCGGCCGCGGCCGAAAATCCGAAGCAGGCCATGAAAACGCTAAGCCAGCAAGCCACGCAAATGGCGGCTAAGCCGACGGTGCAGTGGCAGGACTTCAAGCTCATGCTTGAACAAACACCGGCGGGGATCGCCGCGGTTGCTAAGCAAATGGGCAAAACCACCGGTCAGCTGGTTAAAGACGTGCAAGACGGCAAAGTCAAGACCGAGGATTTCTTTGATGCCATCCAGAAGGTCGGCACGAACAAATCCTTCACCAAGCTGGCCACGCAGTACAAAACAGTTGGGCAGGCGATGGATGGATTGAAAGAAACCATCGGCACGCAGCTGCAGCCCGCATTTGACACCTTCTCCGCTGTCGGCATCAAGGCAATCAGTGGTATTGCAGATGCCTTCGGGAAGATCGACG